CTTTGCTATGCTACCGAACGTAATAACTAGTGAAGAGTCAAACATCATAGTTGTACCGCCCTTGTTTTGCAATGTAGGCTGTCCCATTGGATGATCTGGTTTTGCTACCCAAACTTTATTTATTGCCACGAGCGTGTTTGTATATTGCTGACTTTCTTTTCTGCTTAATACAATTTTTTGATTTATATAATTACCAAATTGAGTTGACATAGCCCCAGCGGCCCACTCGTTATTATTTGTGGACTTTTCTATACTCATTCTACATGGTATCGATCCAACAGAATCCCAAAAGAAGCACAGATCATAAGGTAAATTACCTTTCTTTTGTTCGTCTAACATATCTGCTATAAAAGCTGATACATCCTCTATGCATTGTAATTTTTCTCTATCTACGTATACAAAAAATCCGTTGTAATCCTTAACAACTCCGTCGTCGTCTGGGATTTCTTCAAACTGTAAACCCATTTGCCTTGCGTGCTCCCAACTCCATTTCATTTCTGTGATTATGAAGACAGGTAATATTCCCATCTTTTGACAGGATACAGCAGCTTCTAGTAAGGCTGTAGTTTTTCCTGTGTCGGAGTGGCCACGTAAAAGCGTTATGTGACCTACTGGTATACCTGGAATTTGTAGGGCTTCCATAAACGCCGATGACAGGGGGATCCATTTGTTGTCTTTGAACTTTATGGATACAGTAGATAAATTTTTGCTTTTTTTGAAGTTGTCAAGATTGAACTCCTTCTTTATTGCGCTAGATACGGAACTATTAAGCCCTACTTTAGCCTTAGCCATACTTTACTTGTTTTGTCTTGATTAAAAATCGAATAAGTCGTCCAGCTTTTTATCTACTTCAGACTTAGGTGTACTTAAGGTAAACAACTCTGACTTTTTAGGGGCAGGATTATCCCAAGGTAAATCGCTAGCTGGCTCTTGTTTAGTAGATTGTTCGGTCTCTTCCACCGTTTCTTCAGGATTTAAGTGAGACATGAGATGAGATTTCATATCGTCGTAACTGTAATTCTTAAAGAGTTCGTTGGGATTTGGTTGCTCTGATAACCAAAGTTTAACTTTATTTGCGTCGTCTGACAACGCAGTAACTTTAGTTTTGATACGAACTGTTGAGGTGTTGTAACTAAGACCAGTCTGCTCTTTACTCTGAGTCTCGACTAAAATGTCGCGACCTGAGATCACATCTGTGTAATCGCCTACATCCTCGTCTTCCGCAATGGCCAATAACTCCATGTAAACTTGTTTACCGAATTCCCACAATCTAACGCCTTTGTCCTCTTCGTTTCTAACGATTACGGGTACGAATACTCGCAATTTTGGATCCAATTTTTTTGCCAAAGACCAGTCTTCTTTGTTGGAAGATTTCCTGAGCTGTTGCGCAAATTCGATGATTGGATCTTTTTGACCAAAACTCTTTGGCGAGATCATCGTTTTTTTGTTAATGTCGTAGTGAAAAAATAATTCCCGGAAAGGATTCGACTTATCGAACTTAGAGGGAACTATTCTTACCAAGTGTTTCCCTACAGCAGGTTTCCAAATTGTCTTGCTGTAATCTTTGCTTTGGCCGCTTCTTGGATTTTGTAATGCAGCCAAGCGATTTTTTAGTGCTTGAATGTCCATATAACTGTATTATAGTTTAATAATTAAACTTAATTAAATGTTACTAATTGAAAAAATTTATCTATCGAGTCCGCCTACTTCTATGACGTTATGTATAACCGTGTTTAACTTTCTTAAAGAATCACCTTGAGTTAATAGCATTGAGTTTTTGTAATCTTGCCAATTGATGCTAAACTTTGTGTCCAACACTCCGTAATTTAGTGATTTTATTAGAGTGTTTAATGCGTTAATGGTATACAGAGTGTTCGTATCTTTTTTACGGTGCAACAAAATAGTATTAGGCAGTATGCGAGTTTTTATCGGAGATTCGTCTATCTCTATGTTGTAAGTACACATGTATTCATCCGACTCGGGACTGGCCAAAACAAAAATCTTACCGTACATTATTCTGTACTGTCGATTAATTTTGTATATTGATTCTTGCAAATCTTCTTTGTGCGAAAACGTGCAAAATAGTTTGTTCATTATTTGCTCTCTTGTAAGTTCTATTTCCTTGTTCTTATAATTCATCGTAACCATTTATGTTAATAAATATCTATTTATTTTCGTAAAACGAATATGTTTCTCCGTACTTGTACTTAACTTTCATGTCTCCCTTCTCTAGTATTTCTTTTATTCCAACTAACGTATCTTTACCATCGTTTGGATCGAAGTCAAACAAAAAAGAGTCGTAAGTTATCATAACAAGTTTTGTATTTGTCCCAACTAAAAATTCTCTCAACTCCAATATTTTATCTACGTTTTCTTTAGTTTCTAAATTTTGTATTGTGTAATTAAATAACTTCATAGGCGTCATATCTTCGTAATACTTAACTATTCTTCCAGTTGGAAGTTCAAACTGTCTATCGTTCGTATACTTTTGATATATGCCTGCTACGTACTCAGAAGTTTTTGCAAAAAACGGTATCTTTTCGTATTTCTTTTGTACGCCTCCATAAAGTTGTTTAAACGTTATTCCCTTAGATTCAGCGTACTCTTCTTGAGACACTTCTGATTTTCCAAAGTAAGATTTAGCTAAGTACGAGTGTACACTGTGCTCTTCTTTTGGAAATTGATAATCTATTAATTTTGCTATTAATCTTGGGTGATAAGCGTCGAAATCAAACTCTACAAAGTAATTATCTGCTACGAAACACTTTCTATATTCGCCTTCTTTTGGTATAGCTAAAAAGTTGATACCATTAAAAGAGTTGGTCGGTCTTCCTGTTAAATTGTACAAATTATAATAGGTTAGTAATTTACTTCCTATTGAAGAGTGGTGTAAACACTTTATCTGGTAAGTCTTACTTGCACAATCTATATCTACGCCAACTCCGGATTCCTCTACGTACTTGTAAGCGGAGGTTAATTTATTTATAAAATCCGTATTACGCTCTTTACCGAAATACTGTTTTACGCTGTCGTATTCGTTTTCGCAATATTCGTAGTGTTTACTCACCGGTATTATTTCGTTAACTGAATAATCTTCGTAATACTTGTTATAAAAATCGTTGTGCAACTTTGTACGATGATCGATGTTTTCAAGAGAGTTCTTTTCGTCGAGTACGGAATGGTTTACATCTATTAAATTTTTGTGGTCAAAAAAATACGTGTGATATTTTTTATCAAGTACGTACAATTTATTGTGAGCCATCAAAAAATTCTTAATTAAATCAAAACTCAAACTAAAAGTTTCGTAATGCTTTACACAAAGCATGTACCCCTTGTTTCCAGGATTGTAATACACTAAAGTTGGACTATCTAAAGACGGATGACAATAATCGTTACCCGCTATTATTTTTATGTATGCGGTATCGACTGCTTGTAACTTTGAAAATTGTTCTTTGTTCTCTACGAGATAGTGCATTAACCTTTATTTTCCATCTAACATAACAACTAATTGATTACGAACGAATTTTTATTTTTCGGTAGGTTTTGCGAATTGATCGTATTTTTCACCTATAAATTCTTTTATGCCTAGAAAAGACTTATTCGCGTCTTCTACCAATCTTTTATTTGTGTCTATTATTCCAGTGCGGATATCGTATTGAGATACTCTCTTTTGATTCAATGGGCCAGTGAGTTTCCAAAACAGACCTATAGCTTGATACATACTGATATCGTAATCTGCTGTACCGTTTTTTATGGAATTATACTCTTGTTCAGACACCTCTGTGACGTATCCCTGTTGATTTATTCGTTTAACGAAATACCTAATTACGTATCCCTTATCGTAATCGCTCTTAAGAGGCGAAGGATAATAAGGCACAGGAGCAGACTGGGATTTACCAGTTAGCTTTGCTTGTTTGGTTAATGTTCTAATAGACTTAGCAGATAAACTCTGACCAGCGACTCCTGGTGCGTTTGTGTAATCTTCTATTTTGGTTAACTCTATAGACGGACCAATTATCGGATCTGGACCTGAGAAAGCTCTTCCATCGAAAGTCAAATGATACTTACCAGAATAAGGAATTCCCGATTCGGTGTATTCGTTACCTGAAGTGGTCAAATTCGTCTTTACTTTTGATTTAGGATAATATCTTATCATGAATTTAGCTTAAATACAATTGACTCTCTTTTTCTCTTCTAGTTATTAAACCTCTCACAGGTTTCCTATCAGCTCCATCACCCGCTATGGTCGTAGCGAAAGTTTTTATGCTTTGCGCCACTATTTGAGAGTTTTGTCCGGAATTAATAGCTTCCCATACTTTTGATTTAGATAAATTACCAGAACCTGCGTTATACCCTAAACTTATCAATACTACTTTTTGATTCTTTGTAAGTTTATCGTAAGATTTTAAATTAGCGCGTAAGTATCTATCAAGATTAGCAACTTCAAACTGTATCTCAGCGCTTGCTTGAGCGACTGTAATAGAATCTCCCAATCTTACGTCTTGACCTTTTTTATCTTTAGACATGTCCGATTGGTATCTAGTAGTTCCCCAACCTATTGTAGGCTTATCGTTTCCTTGCTTATACGCATAAACTACTGTATTAGCGTTAATTGGTGAATTTACTCTCAAGTAAGCGTTTGGCTGTGCTGAATACAAGCCTTCAAAACTTTTTATAAACTCTACAGCATCTAATATTACATCTCCGACAAAAGTTGGTAAGTCTATGTTAGAATTAAGCAATTGTCCCAATAATAATCTATCTTTTGCGTCGTCTGCAAACTTACTCACTTGTCCAGAAAATTCTCCAGGTTCTTTTAGTGGTAACATTTGTCCTTTTATGGAAGTATTCCACACATTATCAGAACTTATAGTGTCAGTTTTACCAACTATTACAAATCCCACCTTTCTTGGATTATTATCGACCACGCTTCTTATATTGTACGTATAAGGCAACAATTCGTCTTGTATAGTAAACGCAGAAAAGATAGGCAAACCACCTAAACCGTGCATCGTCAAGTTTACAGACACTGGTATCATTGCACTTGCTCTCGTAGCTTTCGACTCTACTCTAATCTTGCTCATCGATAAGATGTAGTAATTTGTTGCCGATGGTACGTTGTTTTGCGACGGATTAACTGTGCTGTAAAATTGTCGTATGCTGTCATCGAATAAAGTAGCCGCTTCTATATCAGTATTACTTTTAATAGAACCTGAATTTGAATTACCCAATTTTGTGCCTACGTATCTATCTGATAGGTACGTATTAACGTAACCAAAGGCGGTAGAGTCTGTTGAATTTTGCGATTGTTCGCTTGGTGTAGAGTTAGCAGAAATGGCCAACATATTCGCCATTCTTGAGCTGACTTCGGAACGTATCTCTAAAGATTTTGCTATTGATTTTTTACCGTAGAGGGGCAAATCTTCTCCAAGCTCTTTAGAGTTTATTGGATGCCCTTCACCGTCTATGTTTACGTATTGAGAATCGATAACGTGATAAGTATTCGCTTTGTCGTTATACACTAAACTAAACGCATTAAAATTACCTATGCTTTTGTTCAAATCGCTCAATAGTTTCTCAATAAAGTCTTTAAAAAAGACTTCGCTTAAAGAGTCGCTCTTTGCGTATTGGGATATTACTTCTATCGCGTAATTGCAATTAATTAACACGTTTAATAATTTTGCTGTATACGGACTGTTATCTTTATATTGAGGAATGGCTCCTGATATCGCGTCTTCTTGTTGCGGTTGAAAAAGCTTTACTTTATTATCTTTTAACTTATTGTATATTTCTTTATCAAATATGTTTATGTAATCTTTGTTAGTTCCTTGAAAAGGTATTAAAAATTTAAAAGGATCAGTGCTAAGTTGACTTGGGTGACTCAAACAATAATTTACGTTAGCATTAAAATCCAAATAAAAAAATGGAGTCTTTAAAGATCTATCACACTCTGACTGTTGCGTTAACGTGCACATGTGATTAATCAACATAAATAACGTAGATAATTTTATATAAGTTGGATACACCAAAGTTAATCCACCCTCTTGCATGTTTTGGTTAACTTGATAAGGTATAACGTAAGACGTAAATAAGTCTTTATAATTGACTTCTTTATTGATTAAATCTTTGTTGTCTTGACCCAAAGATCCAGCCATTAATTCTGTCCAAAATCCGTATTTCGCTCTAAACTTAAACAAATCTTTGTCTGATATGTTTTCGTTATTTAATCTGTATAACTCTTTTTTTCTTTGATCTATTTCTGGAAACGGTTTCTGTTGATTCTGAGAAGTGCTCCAAATTTGAGAACCATCAAATCTTAACGAAGAAGGATCAATAGACGTTCCGTTAGGCACGTTAGGTATAGTGATAGTAGATGGAGATGACTTAATAGTTTCTCCCATCAATTCTGATATTACATCAGAAAACACTCCGTATTTCATTGCCTCACCAACAAAGCTTTTACCGCGACTATCTTTTTTCCATAAAGGAACTTCTATCACTTTGTTTAAAGAATCTTGACCGTAAATTTTATAAGCTTCTGTTAGCGAGTGTAGTTGTATCGCTTTTAATATTATCTCTATAGCAGAATTATACTTTAATTTCTCAACTAACTGAGTTTTTTCTGCTTCTAAATTTTGTACATCTTCAGCTGATTGAACTGTTGCGGACTGTGATATATTTTGTTGCTCTAACTTATTTTTGTATTCTAAATAATCAGCAAGCGTTGATATTTGATCTCCTATTGTTAGATCTTCTATTACATAAGTATCGCTAAACTCTATAGTTATTGGAAACAACAAATCTTGTAAAGTTTCAATTGTTCTCGTCACACCGGCTCCACTCTCTTCACTTAATACTTTAGCGGAGTGTTTATACTTAGCAGATATCTTTATTTTAACTTCGCTTGTTGTTTTATTTTCATCGATTATGTTTACGAAGTTAACCGACTCCATAACTTTTTCAGATCTAATCAAAGAAAACAAATAATCTTGAAATATATCTGCTAATTGTTCAGATATTTTAAATTCATCTTCACCTGACGGAATACTAATAGTAAATCTAATTGCATATTTTTCTAACGACTTATTTGGGTTAAGATATTTTATTTCATATCTATAAAAATTGGGATAACTAACGCCCTCTCTACCAATTAATATTCTATCTTTTACGTAGTCTTGTTGTGATAATACAGATATGGTCGAACCGTTCACTCCTAACGCAGCTATTCCTGCTTTTACGCTGGATTCTATTTCAGATTTATAGTTATTATAATCGACTTTAAACAAATCGGAAACAAAGTTATAATTTACAGATAGGTTTATATTTTGAAATCTATTTCCTCCTTGATCATAAAAAATGTATTGACCAAATCTTCTAATTATTAAAGAATCGTGAGTATTAACCTTAACTCTTATATCGTACTTATTGTAAAGTCCAGGTACTTCTTTAGAATTTGGCCTTCCGTACTTTGCTATATATTGATTAACTGTTAAGCTTCCAGAAGCTGCATTATCTTTCAATATTCCGTCTACGGTTAACTTATCTTTTTTATTGGCGTTTAATTGCTCTTGTAAAGTTTTTTGTTGCTCCGCTAACTCTTTAGCTCTATTAGCTTGTTCTATTTGAGCAAGCAAATTACTATATTGCTCTATTTCGGACTCTAAGAGATCGGGTAACCCTTCTGGATGGTTTATTTTTGCGTTTTGGCCTACTACTCCTCCAGACAATAGCTCTATAGTACAATCGTACCCAGCTTCTGCGTTTAGAGAAAAAGAAAAATTTGTTACTATGCCTATCATAGCATCGTAATTACCTTCAGACTCTCTAACTTTTCTATTTATTTCTAATTGTATCTTTTGATTATTAGTACAAGACTTAAAGGGATCTATCATGTAATCTTCTCCCTTTTCTAAATTATTACTAGAGTTATAAAAATAAGTGTGACCAAACTCTAACAACATCGTATATCCCAACTTAAAATATAAAAGATCGATAACGTCCAATTGATATTTATCCCAAACTTGAAAGTCTATCTTCGCTTTTCTTAACGATCCTAATCGACCCATAGTTTCTATAATAACGTTAGATATACCAGGCATGGGTCTATATCCAAACTGTCTAATTTCGCTTTCACCTAATGTATCGTAAGTTCCAGATAAACCCTGTCTAAGTTCGTAAGAGAACCCACCACCTTGGCCTGGGTGCAGTGTGTAAGCGGAAATTCCTCCGAATAACACAAATTTTCTGGCCATAGAAGATTCAAACTCTGGATTTCCTGTTAACGTTTCAAAATACCTAATGTCTGCTGAAGGAGTTAACGCATCTTTATATTTTAGGTCTATGGAAGACACGAGTCTTACCCAACCAGTTTTGTTGGCTAAGTATATCAAATTTTCGTTGTCTCTTAGATCCTTTGTATTTTGATCTGATCTAGTTTTTATTTGAGTCTTTATCCAATCTGGTAAAGGCGTACCTATTATGTTAGATATTCTGTTGTCGAGCGGCATAACATTATCTTACTGTATTAATTAATCTGTATTGGTTCAATATTTGTTGTATGTCTCCTGGCACCCTTAATTGAACTCCAAGAGGAGGATATATAGAATCACCAGGCAAACTATTCGCAGAAGCTATTATCCACCACAAGCTTGAATCTCCGTAAAAATCCAACGCCATGTTATCTAACCTGTCTCCTATAGTAGTTATCAAATACGTATCATCTTCTGTTATCGATATATCGGGATATATCGAATTCACATAGTATTTTTCTCCAGTTGTAGAGTTACTTGTTATGGGTATGTTTTGGTATCTGTAGTTCATTACTTATTGTATATCAAAGGCACTGATTGGCCTATGTTTTCTTTTCTAGGTAATATATTCATTATTGGTTTAAACGACACTGATACTTCCACCACTTGAGGTAGTTGACCCATATCCTTATCTTCTTCTAAATTTATTTCCCAAGGTACATTTTGTGGTATAGTCAAATTAACGTTTTCCAAAAAACCAGGAACTCTATACATATAATCTCCAAGAGTCAATTTAATTATCGGAGCTCTCATTACGCTGCCTGCTCCTGATGGAGCGGTTGAGCCGTGACTATAGTCAGGATATACTTGACTTACTAAGTGATTTAATTTTTTGTACATAGGTGTCATGTCTTGCCTACTTTGAGCAGCTACGATGAAAGAAAATCCAATCGATCTATCAAAACCTTGATACGTGTAAAAATTTTCTCCCCTTCCTAAGTATTTAAATGAATTTAAATTTGCCGTGTGATTATCAGTTATCGCTGAAGATATGAATGCCCTAAACATTATTACAGAAGCTTCGTTTGGATCGTCGTTATTTATTGCTTCAAACGCAAATTTTATAATGTCTTTGTTAAATACTCCACTTATGTCTTTGCTAAAAGGATTTTCTATTTCGCTAATCGTAAACAAAGATTGTCTATTCAGTCTATCTTCCGCGTCTACTATCGTAACTGTGTAGTCTTTAGATTTGTTTCTTGTTCCTGGTTTACCTACACCCAATCGTTTTTGTATCGATTTTTCAGTATTCCATAAAATGTTACTGCCTCTATACTTTTCAAGATTTTCTCTAAAGTCAAAATTTAAATCCGTGTTTAAACTTGCGCTTTGTTGACTCAGTTGCGCGTAATTCATTGCGTTTGTGGCGGATTGTCTTGTAGTATCTTCGTACCTACGAATAAGCGTAGATCCTAATCCATACACAGAGCCAGGACCACCCAAATAACTAAACATAGTACGAGGATTGGTAGATATTCCCATACTATTCATCAAAGGCAAATTGGTGTTGTTTAACAGTATCTTAGATTGGTATAGCAAATACAATCTATTGCTTTGATATTGATTCGTTACGTTCTCTTGATTGACAATATCGAAATAGTATTTAGAGTTGTAATCTAACGGAACTGTTCCTGCTCTTGGGTAGTGTACACCGGTGCCGGCTGCTCCTATTTGACTCAATGAATTTAAACCCCTATTATATACTCGCGTATTCTCTAACAAGTTTGGAAGTATAGTGCTTCCACCCAAAGAGAGTCCCTTTCCTGTTTGCATCTTTGGATTAGAAAGTTGTAGACCAACTTGCTTATCTAGAAACACCTTTCCTTGAGAAGTCTTAAAGAATTGTTTTATTCTAAAAACGTCCAATTCTCCCCTAGAGGTGATAGTTTGCGCTCCTAAACTTAATGTTTGTCCTCCTCTCATTGGCCAGTCAGCACCAAACAATAGCTGATCGTTAAGAGTTCTTTGAGATCTTGGTTGAACTGTGTAGTACGGGTTTGCAAATTGGACGAAGGGCTGCCCAGACCATCCGCCTCCGAGTCTATCTCGATCGTATTTTAAGTTAGTTAGATTACTTCTTAGGTCTATTAGTGGCATTTGCTATTGGATTGCTTTTGATATTTTTCCTGTACCCACGTCCGTTGCTATTCTAGCACTATCTAGATTTAAGTATGTCGTAGTGTTATTTTCTACGACTATAGCAGATTTTGTTTTTTCGATAGCGTTGTTACCTCCGGTTGTAGAAGTTTGAGTTTGCGCATTCGATCCTATGCTAGCAGAACCGACTTGTCCGGCCATAGAACCAAAATCTATCGATTTTAACACAGAACCTCCCATCTTTGCGGATCTTATTAAGTTTTCGTCTATTCCCGCTCCAAAAAAGTTAGCTGCACTCATTATAGCGGCCGCTATGTTTCCAACTATATCGAACACTGTAGCCATCGTATTTTTTATGGCTTCTACTATTTTCATTATGTTTCCTGGCTTTGACACCCAATCGATCATCCGCTCTATCATCGGTACTATTGGTGAATTTTGTACGAAATCCGCGAAAGCCGATTTTATTTTATCCATTAATCCTGCTATTTTTTCTTGATTACTTGCGTTTAACATAGACTGTACAGCTTCTTGACCCAAAGCTGCGGTCATCTCTTTTTGAGTTCCGAATCTCTTAAGAGCTAATTGATATTGCTTTTGAGCGTTATCCGTGTCTTTGGCTCCTAATTTAGATAGTAACTCTTGTCTCTTTAACATTTCACCCATTTGATCCCTTGTCATTCCAAGAGCTTCAGCAAAAGATTCTGCTTGTATTCTATTCATTTTCATGAAGTCTGCAGAACTTCCCACTTGTGAATTTATTTCTGAAGCCGCTCCGGCCAAATCGTTGTTTAGAAATAGCTCTCTAGCTTTAGATAAGTTTATGGATCTACCGGTCAGCAATTGTGCTTCGAATTCTTTACTTATGCTTGATTCGAAATCTAAAAAAGAACTTGCCATAGAATCTAACTCTTTAAGATTCATTCCCATGGCTTTTACAGTAACTAGAGATTTTGCTAGTTGAGCAGGGTATTTTGCAAAAGATAAGCCTAAAAATCCACCAAGCTTACTCGCCTCACCCAACACTTCTTGATAGTTTAAGCTAACTCCAGTTGCTTGTTTTAATCCCTCAACTTGAGCTAAAACAGACTTAAGAGTATCTTTAGAGCTTTTTCCAGTTATTGTAGCTGACTCTGCGATGCTAGCTCTTGCTTGTTCGTCTAAACCCGCTATATCTTTTAATTGTATGTTTGTGTCCAATATCTCTTTAGACAAAACATTGTTAACTCCCAAAGCTTTTCCCAATTCTATTTGGGATTCGTACATGCTTCTAGCATTAGCTAATATACTACCTTGAGTAACTGAATATACGTTGAATTCCGTATTTAATTTTCTCGCTTCTAAATTAGACAATCCAAGTTGTCTACCGAATTTTGCGGTCTCGGAAGTAATATCGACTACGTAATTAAACGCAGATATCATACCTTTAACCACTCCTCCAATAATCGGTATAGCCAACGCGGGATCGAATACACTGCCTAATAGCGATTTTCCTATAGACGCTGCACCTGCGCCTGCAACTTTCCAATAACCTCCTACCGTAGCTAAAGCTTTTTGAACTTTATTTAATTGGTTATCTTGATCGTTTATACTATCTACAACTTGTCTCGCTTTTAAAGCCATGGCCGAATAAGCATCATCTCCAACTCCTAGTTTTTCTGCAAATATTTTCATCAAGTTTCCAGAAATTCCTAATTGTCTAGATACTTGTTTTTCTTGTTTTACTAAATTTTGCCCTTGTATAACTTTTTTATGAGCTATTTCTAATTGTTTTTCAGCAGCGTACAGTGCAATTGCTTCAAGATCTCCTTGCGATTGTAATAAATCGAGCATCTCTTTCTCTCTTACGCTACTATCAGCTATATTAGCAGTTAATTGCTTAGCTGCTGTAACAGTATCTTTGGCAGATTGACTTACTAATTTACTAAAATCTTGAAGCTTTTTAGTTTCTAAAAATTCTTTTTGTTTTAATTTTAATAGCTCTTGATTAACTTGCTTTGTATTAATCGTATCATTATTTAATGACGCAAGTCTTGCCTCCACTTTGCCGTAAGCGGAATCCATATTTTTAAGATCTCGTATTGCGTCTTTTAATAAGTTATTAAAATCGCCTTGATCGTCAAGTATGTCTCTTAAACTTTGACGTAATAAATTGGGATCTACAGATTGTTGTCCTTGCGGTGGTTGTGCCATAGTTAATATAAATATTACATGACTACTTTTTTACTTTACTTATGTAAGGTTGAGATTTTTCGTTTTTTGCTATGTGATCCGGTATTTTGATTTTAGACATATCTGTTTTGTTGGTCAACTGTTGTTTACCCGCAGCTTCCTCCCTGGCCTCTTTAACCTTTTCTAAGTGCTCTTGTATCTTTTTTAGATTAAACCTCCTGTAAGGTACAGGCATGTTCCACACTTCGGAATAATTGAATCCTCCACCTCCGTAGTAGGTCAATTCGAACACTTCGGTCATGAATTCTGACCTGTATTCTTTAGTGGGAAACATGGGCACTATTTTTTTGTAAGTGTCGTCCATGCGTCGATCTTAATTAATCTTGAGGGAAAAAGAAATCTGCGCCTATCGGTAGGCTAACCAACTCAGTGGATCCATCTGCGAAGGTCGCGTTAATGTTCATATCCAAGTCTGGAGTTACGCTTCGCATATACTTTCTAAGCGGTGCGCTATCCCTTGATATTAAGTTACCAGAATCTATGTATTGTCTTATCGTAGCTTGAGATCTGTCTCCATTTATTGAAGTGAGTTGGTACTTTAATCTCGTAGTGTACTCACCAATAGCGTCTTCTCCCAACACCCTCTTCGTAGATTTTATCTCTTGCTCTATCTTGTTATCGTCCTCTACGGTCAGTACTTTAAAAGTAACTACGTTTTTTGTGTACGGCAACTCGAAAGTGAACTCATTGTTTTCATTGTATACTGAGTAATCTACTTTCTTGTGATTGAGTTGTTGTAAGTCAACTTTAACCACCTCAAATTCTCCAGTGATTGGGTGAGGGTACTTAAACGAGTACTCTGGTCCGTACGCTAATATTCTGGCAGCTATCAGCAGCATGTTCCTATCACCCAGGAGCAAATCCTCGTACTTTATTTGAGATTTAATAAGAGATTTTAACATTCGCTCTATCGCGATGCCCTGTTTAAGCAGGTTCACGTTTGTGATGATGTCTTCCGTTTTTGCTGTCATGTAATACATCTCTACTTGACCAGAAGATAAAAGATTTGATTTTTGATAAAGTAATCCTTTTGAAGGAAGACTAATAGTTTCTGATGGAATTTCAAAATTTGTCATAATTGTAACTGTTTTCTATAAATATGTATATTTTAAATTTTGTAATAAATTTTATGCGTATTTAAGAATTCGTAATACTTACTACCCTCTCTTCTTTTTATTCCTCTATTTAAGTAATCATGAATAAATGAATAATGCATGTTTAATTTTTTGGCCAATTCAGTAGCTGAAGCTGCTTCGTGTACAGTACCATCTTTTAAATTTTCGCAAACTACTTTTCCAAGAGATCCTATATTTTTATAAGCTTCTTTGGATCTATTTTTAGCTTTCTCTGATATTTTCTTCTTGGTACTTTCAGATCTTTTTTGGCCTACACTTTTGTTGCTGTTTATCCAACCCTCATTTAAGTATTTTTGAAGATCTTTAGCATCAATTTGTCTAATATCTTTAGTTATTGGATTAATTATCCACTTTTTGCCCTTATGCTTTGATCCTATATTTTTTTTGTGAGTTTCTGATTTTTTTCTTTTCCAAAAAGACATCAAAGTTTCCCTCGCTTGCTTATATTCTATTTCAGAGATTACTCTTTTACCATCATAAGACATTCTGTGAAATGACCAATATACTTTATGGCAATATATTGGATGATGTTTGAAGCATTCTACAAGTATTTTGTGCGCCCTATAGTGCTCTTCCGGGGTTAATAATACTGTGCTACTTTTTTTATCGAAAGATTTTGGAATTATGTGATGAGATTCGTAATAACCTCCATCGCCCTTTTGTCTATTTTGTGATATCGCTTTTCTAATTAATTTAAAATAAGTACTTAGCATAAAAAAACTCCCTTTACTATAAATATTGGGAGTTTTACTAAATTAATAATCTAGTTCAGTAAATTAGTTAGTATGATAGCTCAAAAGAGAATTTCACAGTAATCCATTCCAAGAGTCATGCTGATTTCCACCGCTTCTACTGCAGAAAAGTCGTAGTTTCCAAAATTTGCTTCCTTGATGAAAGCTCCTTTTATCACCCAAGAACTAGCTATGTCGCCCAACGGACCAACTACGTTCAAGTTTACGTCCTTTTTATAAAAATCTGAGTATCCGTCGCGGCCCGTTACTGATTCGTGGTGAAGTCTTACCCACTCCATCACAGCCTGCTGGCCAGAAGGAGATATGGGACTGTACAACCCAAGAGTGATGTCCCTCCACTCAGCTTTACCTTTTATCTTACGATATACGTTGATGTGATCCAACTTTATCTCATTAAATGATACTCCTGGAGCGTCTGCCTTTTTAATCATATAGGCAGGAATACCGTCTATGTAAAATATGAAACGATGCTGTAACATCGGTTCGAAAGCGGTAAACATTATTTCGTTTGGAGAAAGTATTGGCATTTTTCGTTTTGTTTTTTCTTTTTATAAATATACGTATAACTATTAATTGCAGTACTTAGAATTTACTTTTACTTTGTTTCCTTCGTCGTCGACACGATAACATTGTCCATCTATCATTTTGTAAATTCTTTCGTACTCTTTTACCAATTCTTTTTTGTCTTCTGGCTTTGGTTTGGCTTCTTGCACTTTTGATTTTATGTCTTCTGGTACTTTGGCAAGAATTTGAGAAAGATCGTCTCCCTCTTCAAGTCCTTCAGATATAGCGGGAACAGCTGCGCCTTCTTTATTTGCGAGTTTTTCTTTTACTTTTTTAGCTGCGGCTACTATGCTGTCTTTTGCTACAGCCAAACCAGCGCTTAACATCACTGTACCAGCAGTTGCTAATGTCATTACTTGTCCTCCTAAATCTGCCATGGCTTGACCTGGGTCAGTTGATGTACTCTTTAGTGCGTCTGCGATCGCCGGCCAATTGTCTGCAGTCCATTTACCCAAATCGTATTCCCAAGAACTACCAGTATATTCGTCAAGAGTTACTTTTACCATCTGCTCGTCTTCGGATTCCCTTATCAATTGTTTACTTACCGATTCGTAAAGTTTTTTTGGAACTTTTATTCTTAAAATTGTAGTGTCTTTCATTTAATTATACGTTAAAAGTAGTGCCAGTTGGCATGATGTTAAAGGTCAAGCTGATGATTTCCGCAGCGATTGTGGGTTTTATGTTAATGGCTCCTACAAGAATTCCACGATCGATTGTATCGGGAGTGTTATTAGTATCGTCCATTATTACTTCAAATGCGTATAAACCTTCACGCTGTTGTACGGATTCAAGGTAAGGATTAACTTGATTCAAGAATTTATTTCTTGTAACTTGAGTGTTGGGTTGGAACACTAAAGTTTGTCCTATTTGACCTATGTAAGATTTCAATTCTATCAAGAGTCGTCTTACGCTAACTCTATTTAATGCTGAGTTTTTGGATTGCAGAGTCTTTTGACCGTATATTGCTACACCAACTCCAGGGAAACTAGCGATCGGGTTAACTTTTCCTGCGTATAAAAGGTTACGATCGTTTAACGATACTTTTCTTTCTGGTTGAATAACGTTACCTAAACCTCCACGATCAACTCCAGCTGGAGCCCACCAAGCAGCGGCAACTTTATCATTGTATTCGTATACTGAAGGAATCACTGTAGCGGGTGGAACGAACTGTATTCTTCCAGTCTCTACCGATCTTACTTGTACCCAAGGCCAATAAGTGGCTGCGTAAGAGTTATCGAAAGTAGAAGCTTGTGATATCACGGATGTTAGATTAGAACTGTATCCAACCATATCAACCACTGCTATGTTGTCGCCTCTATCGGCCGCTAAACTTATTAAATCTGCTGTAGAGCTTGGTGCGTTTAGTGAGTTAAGACCAGGCGCAGTAATTACGTTAAATTGATACTCGTCTTTATTTCTAAGTAAGTTTATTGCTATAGCGTAATCTGTGTCCAACAATCCTTGTACGTTCGTAGCCGCAGAATTCGCAACAGAACTACCGCTTATGGATTGATTCAATGTTAAAGGCGCGCTTGGAGTAGAATTTGCGAATCCAAATATTGCTCCAGTTGCTCCAGAAAAAGCTCCGTGAAGTGAACCTGAACCTATACGAGGCATGGATCCCGTCAAAGAGGATACTGGATTTCCCGCAGCATCGAAATAATTCGGAGTAGCGGCTACTGTGCCAGGTATTACGCGAACATATTTTGATTTGTTCTGATAAGCCCCTTGTGGTTGTATGTAGTATTGAGAATTTGAAGAATCTAATTGAACTACATTTTTTTGGCTACCTATAACGTATTCTATGTAGTTATTTTGATTAGGATCTAGAGACAAATTGTTCCAAGTCTCTAATATAGTCTTGTTATTATTTGTGTCGTCGCCGCGTCTGATTATGATAGAAAATACTCCAGAGCCAGTATTAACGGCTGAGATCTCCCAACGAATATTGATGTCTGAACCCGTAATTAAATTACCTACACTTCCAACTGCTCCTGAGTTGTTCATTACAACTCCAGTAGATATTGTCTCTAATTGAAAAGATGCAGTGGTACTATTTACGTTACCTATAGAAGTCACATTAGCAGTAGCAGAAGTGTACGAACCGGAAGCTACTCTCGTAACTAATAGCGAACTTCCTCCTTGATTAAAGTAATTGTAAGCAGCTATACTAGTTAAATATTCTTGAGAAGCTCCTCCAGTTATGAAAGAAGCTCCGAATACAGCTTTGTATTCTGAATAAGAGGTTACTAGAGTTGGAGTATTTACAGGACCTATAACAGTCGGGCCAACTATTGCGGCACCTGCTTCTATTGGGCCTTGAGTGTATTGCGATTGATCGTTTTCTATTAATACTACTCCTGGACTGAAGATTGAATCGGACATCTATATTTAGTTTTATTTTGTCTACCAATAAATATCGAAACTTTACTTAAAAAACGTAGTAGTTGCATATATATAAGTTTTAACTAAGAGTAATTGTTGCATATTGTCCTGGGATTGTACCGATTCTTGGAGAAAATGCTGAATTATCAACACCAGCGATTCCACTAAAGAAGGCACCGGCGGCACCAACGTTTATAAAGAATATACTAAAGTTAGCAGCACCTGATCCAAAAGTTTGATAGGCTGGGTTACCAGGCAGAGAGCCTTTACTAAAATCTCTAAAAAAATATCCAGTTAGTCCTAATCCCCCCTCTATGGGAAAATTAGCCCCGAATCCAGCATAAATTACTGAAAAACCATCTATATTTACTCCAGATATGGTACAACCTATTCTATTATTTATTACTCTAACATATCCAATATCATTACGTATGATATCAGCATTTAAACTAACTGGATAATTCGTAGAATCTAACAATATACTATTTGCATTTGGATTTTTAATCGCAAGTTGTGCTTGTACATTATTTCCCAATTTTACATACGGAGAATTATTTTTCCAATTTCCAGATAATCTATTCCATGATCTATTTCTTCTAGAAGATCCATTAACTTCGTTTTGATTATTGTAAAGAAATGATCCGTCTCCAGCTTGAAATTGAAAATTAGTAGTCAAACCAGATTGTAAGCCTGCTCTTTGAGATATTACATCTCCGTCTACAGTTAATCGATCACTCATATAAGTAATAATTTTGCGTATACATTAGTATCTCTTGGTATTAATCTCGTTGGTACAAATCTTCTTCTTGTCCCAATTATATTATTTCCCAATCCAGTAACCCAAGCTTCTCCATTCCAATATTCAAATATTCCATTAGATGTTCCTTTAGAATCTTGAGTTAATAACAACTTATCGTCTTGAAATCTATATACTTCTATCACATATTGATGAGGACTATTATATAAATCTACTTGAATCCATGCAAAAGTTCCATTATTAATATTGGAATCATTTACATTCCACCTATAAAAAGATGCTATACTTTCTTGATCTTCATATAAGAGCGCCAAAGATAAAACTCTAGCAGGTAACATCATAGAACCCATTGTCCTAAATTGAAACGCAAATTGTATTTCACTACTTGGTGTAACTTGATACAAATTACCGTCTTGTCTTGCATCAATCCAACTGCCACTATTGTTAGATATTCCAGAAGTTCTATATTGTAGCTTATACATATCTGGAGTTACGCCAAATTTACTATCTCCTATATTCTTTGCGCAATTTATTAATACCCTATAATATTTTGTAGGAATTATTCCTAAATTTATTCTTGGACAAATTATTCTGTTAGTTACTACATTTGTATATTCTAAATCTGCAGCCATAGGATACGCCGTAAATGAATTTACTGTCGTAGTGGTTGCAGAAGTGTAATTAAAAAACATCCATCCATCTTTAGCTGATAGGGTTGGTGAGTTTCCTGGAATTATGTGTGCAAATGGAGTAGAGTTTTTATTTTTTAATATGTTTGGTAATTGAGATGTTATAACTGGACTGCGTCTATTAAACGAACTAGTTATATTATAAATATCTCTGGGTATACCTGTAGTAGATATTAAATCAGTAGCGTAGAGGCTCCCGCTTCCTACTATCATTAGTATCTTTCCTGTTATTTCGTCAATGGTTACGCTTGTAAAATTACCCGTAGATACATTTGTGTTGACACCACCTGGTTTATTATCTGTTGCTGATAATCCTAATTCAATATTTATAAATAGGCTAGATGATCCATTAAGTATGTACTCCAATGGAGTTCCATAAACGCCACCACCAATACCAAATCCTGGGGTTGTATAAAAATATATGGAAGCTGTGTTTGCTAATCGACCTGTGGGAAGAGTACCTATAACTCCATTATTTTGAGTCGCTAATGGAGCCAAAGAACCAGAAGATTGATCATACGTTGTAAAAGATCCTGTTTGCACTCCGGCGCTTAACGATGTTAAGGGAGCTCTAAAATTAGTAAAACCGAGTCTAAGAGGTTGAAATTGCGGGCCTGCTTGAGCAACTATATACGCACTTTGAGTTGTCCAAGATTGAAAATTTGAAAAGTCAGTACCGCATATTGCTCCTCCAGCGGTAGATAATCCATATACTGCTTTTATTTTATCTATAGTACCTGCGGCTGGTATATTAGTTGCCGGAATTTTAAAATCTTCGTATCTTAATCCCTTAGCTACAAACAAATTATTGCTATTAGATTGTGCTTGCAATATCATAAGATCTTGAATCACATAAGGAGTTCCTAGAGACGCTGATAAGCTTCCTGTTATAGTTATTGAAGTATCAGAATTTATACTATGAATTTGATACCAAGACACTATCTGTATAGGGTCTGTATTTCCAAATCCTATCCTAGAGCCAGCTGATAAACCAGTATTCCAAGTAGTACTAGAGCCAGTAATTTGATTGCCTATGGCAGATATACTTCCAGTAGTATAATTCGCTAAAACAGCTCTTGTGGATATTGCAGTAGCGCTACCTCCTCCAGGAAAATTTAAAGTAATAGCGCCTACAAAAGTATAAGTATTGGTAGAAGGAACAAATGTCCAAAGTTGCACTCGTCTTGTAGTAGAAGCTGCAGCTGCATCATTTCCAAATATCCAATATAAATCTTCATTAATCTTTACAATAGAATACATACTTGACGGTATTGCCAATTGTGTATTTCCGTTATTTGCAATATCTATGGGATTCGGGCCGATGAATTTATCAACCTCTCCAGATCCCAAATTATATTGTCCTACATGAGGACCTCTATTGATTTTATCTGGATCATAGACACCAGTTATTGGAACTTGCTGTATTGACCCATCAAATATTTGTTCAATAGCTACTTTCATTTATAAAACTATAATTTTTGCGTAAAGATCTACGCTTCCTGGTAGAGATCCAGATGGAACAAATCTTCTCCGAGTTCCAACAGTATTAGTTCCTAATCCTCCCGCCCAAACGCTTCCATTCCAAAATTCAAAAGCTCCGTTTATACTGCCTGTAGATGATTGTGTTAATACTAATGCGTTGGTGTCTGCTCTATATATTTCTATGCTATGAGTTGGTAAAGATCCAAACAGGGAATTTTGAATCCACGCAAAAGATCCAGTCGCAGAATTAAAATCACTAAAATTCCATCTATATTGAGTAGGTAATGAATCTATTGTTTCGTATATCAAAGCTAAAGATAATACTCTAGCAGGTAACATTATTACTCCAAGCGTTCTAAATTGAAATGCAAATTGTATAGATGATGCTGGCAAAACTCCAGATAAATTTCCATTTTGTGTAACATCTGTCCAAGCTCCACTATTATCATCTATTCCTGAAGTCCTGTATTGAACTTTATACATATCTGGAGCTAATCCCATATTAAAGTCTCCTATGTTTTGCATTCCATTCACTAATACTCTATAAAATTGAGAGGGATTTGATCCTAAATTTATTTTAGGACAAATTATTCTATTATTTTCATCTGCTTGAGTATCAAAATCTGCTGCCAATGGATAAGCAGTGAGTGCATTTGTATTGGTTGTTGTTGCAGTACCATACATCCAAAATAACCATCCATCTTCAACAGATATAAATGGAGCAGCACCTATCGGTACGTGGACAAACATTGGACTGTCTAAATCCCTTAAAGAAGATGGAATTTGAGAAGATAAGCATGTAGATCTTCTATCTAGCTGTTGACCTCCTGTATAATAATCACTAACATACATAGTACCATTTGCACCTGCAGTTAAAATAATTAACTTATCTATAGTTTTAGCTACATCAAAAGATAAAAATGTACCTGTAGATATATTTGTATTAGTAGTTCCAGGAGGTACTTCTGACATTGAATCAGCTAAAAATGTTGTATTACCTGTTGTGACACTTCCTGTGGGTATTCTAAGTATTCTAGTTGATGTAAAACAATAAAGGCTTGGCACTCCTAATCCAGATCCATGATTCAAAGTTGCTACGCGGCCATTATTATTTTGCGATATGTTACCCGTAACAGTTTGTGTGCCTGTGATTACTACATCGCTACCCGATAACGCTATTTGGCCAGCAGTTAATGGAGTTAATGCGGCTCTTAGATTATATCTATACATCTGTAGTGAAGTAGCAGATCCTTCTGTGCAATACACGTATTGTTGACTCCAAGAATCAAAATTTCCAACTGCGCAGCCTCCAATAACATCGTTAGTCACGGTTGCGGCATCTTTTAACCAATAAGTTGCTTTTATTTTATCAGCAACAGACGCAGATGGTATAGACTTTGGGGAAGCTTGAAAATCTTCATATCTAAGTCCCTTTGTAACAAATAAACCTCCGTTTGTTGCAGTTGCTGCTGTTACTGCTTGCACCATCATTAGATCTTGAATAACATACGGAGATCCAGAAGCGACTGTACCTGCTGAAGAACTTATAGTCATTTGAGTGTCGCTGCTTATAGTTGCCACTTCATACCAAGTAGATATTGCATCAGGATTTGTTGATCCGAATCCTATCCTAGAACCTACTGAGATTCCCGTATTCCAAGTCGTACCTGAGCCTGTAACCGTAGTAGCGTTAACTGTAACGCTTCCAGTTGTATAGTTCGTAAGAATTGCAGTTAATCCCCTAAAAGTTTTATTAGTTAGAACTGGATAGTTTACAAGTATGGCTCCAACAAAAGTGTAAGTTGCTGTAGACGGTACGTATGTCCACAATTGAATTCTTCTAGTTACTGCAGCAGCTGCTATATCAGCGCCAAAAATCCAATACAAATCGTTATTTATTTTTACAGCACTCACTATATTTGATGGCATTGCCAAAGAAGATTCTCCAAAATTTGCAACTCCCAATGGCGCTGGACCTACAAACTTATCTATTTCGCCCGAACCTAAGTTGTATTGCCCTGTATGTTTTCCTCTATTTATTTTAGTAGAATCGTAAGATCCAGTGATGTCTACTTGTTGGATTGATCCATCAAAAACTTGCTCTATTGCAACTTTCATATCGTAATCGTTATTTTTTAAATTGTTATTATTCCATCTATAGCATTAAACGCTAATAAAAAACCTGCTCCTGGAGTAAAACCGAAATTATCATATATTGCATATCCATAACCCAAATCATAATATCCTATTAAAGGTCCACCAGAAGCAGTTGAATTATATATAATTACGTATCTAAATACGGGACTATTTACACTATTTGCTACTATAACTAAATTATTTACTATTAATTTATAAACTCCATCTGTTTGAGTAGAAGATACTGTTACCAAATTTCTACTACCTAATCCAGTGTAATCTATCTCTGTTATTTCGCTTATTTGTGAATAACTAGCACTTGGTTGAACATTTGTTAATGCTACAGTTAATTGATCAGTAGCTAGATTATGTTTTTTTTCTGCTAAATCTTTTGTAAAGCAATTAAATTTTATTAGTGATGGCATATTCTTTATTATTTACGATGATATATCTCCATATAAATACCATTCATCTGTACCAATTTTTACTAAATTGGCAAAACCATATCTTGCAGAGATTTTTGTAAAATTACTCCTACTTCTGACTGTTACTCCAGAACCAGATGCAAATGATGTCTGCCCTGCTCCATATTGAGTTACTGTAAATCTTGAATATAGTGGAATAGCCACACTTGCATTTGTTGGTATAGTCAATGTATTTGCAGAACCAGAATCAATTTCTACTAATCTACCTATGTCTATTCCTGCCAAAGTGTAAGAACCAGTTTTTCTAGTTGTATAGAAAAATAAAGTATTCGATACATCATATTGGAAATAATAATCTCCATCTAATCCTCCAGTAGGCGCAGTTGGTCCTGAAGTTATCACCTTATTTGCACCAACAGTGTTGTAACTAGCGGTAAAAGCTACAGATCCGTCGAAAGAAGTACCTGGTGCTGATCCGCTGCCGGAAGCATTAAAGAATAGAGAGTTTGTAGTAGTTCCGCCACCACCTCCTCCACCGCCTCCAGAACCAGTGTTAACAGTTATTGGAAACGTACTTCCGTCTCCTTTAGTAAACGTAATAGTATTTAATGAGATCGAAGCTGTAATTAATGCATTGGGAGTATTAGATGCTGTTAGTGCACTTATCGACCAACTAGAGGTTCCAAATAAAGACCCACTAAATACTCCAAAGAAAGATCCAGTAAATGATCCCGTACCAGATTGTGCTACGCTCGCAGTGACTGCATAGGACGCACTGGTCGATGTAGAAGATGTTAAGGCGTTGATTGACCAACTAGAAGTTCCAAATAATGACCCAGAATAACCCTGAGTAGCTGTAACTGATCCTGTAACTATTAAACTACCTGTTATAACAGCAGAACCACTAAATGGGAATCCTGCGCCAGATCCTCCTCCCGCTGAACCTGTATTAACGGTTATTGGAAAAGTACTACCATCACCTTTAGTGAATGTTATTGTATTTAAGTTTACAGACGCAGTTACTAGCGCATTAGGCGTAAAAGATGCAGTTAAAGCATTTATTGCCCAACTAGCTGTGCCGAATAAAGATCCTGTAAATCCTCCAAGACTAGTAATACTTCCTGTAACAAATAAAGATCCGCTAACATTGGCTCCTATTATTTGCCAACTCACTTCTAATGATGGCTGAGCTGCATTTACTAAAACATAAATAGTATCGTTATCTCTTTGATACACTATCAAGCCTTCATATACGTTAGCAACAGACAAACCAAGTCTAGCTGTAGCATTTGCCACACTAAATCTAGCATCTACTGGTTCTGTGCTAGTGACATTAAATCCTGCAGGTAGTATTATAGGCATAGCTTATGTTAAATCATAGGTTATAGTTGTTCCTGCACCTCCAGCTTGAAGTAAAATAGTTCTGTACACTTTATAATCTCCAAGAGACGACGAAGTAAATGAACTTAAAACTCCAAATCCCGATGATTGTATATTGGTTAAAAAGGCTAAAGAGGAGTTATATACTATATAGTGGTACTTATCTCCAGTCCATGTTATAGTTGTTGATTGTCCAGGATTTGTAACAGTGCCTTTAGATATAATTCCCACATTTCCACCTATAGTAGTATCCCAACCTCCAATATTTTCTATTTCATTTTGAGTTAAACTCGAAGATACTGAAGCTCCAGATCTTAGACTTCTTATCTTTGTAAATGTACTAGTTGCCAACGCAGTAGTAACTAAGGCCGGACTATTATCTGATCCATTAACGCCTGAAGAAGAGTATGATGACGTAGCTCCAAACACTATGCTCGCCGATCCTGTCAATGATCCTGTAACAAATATGGGGCTTGTTCTAGAAGAAGTTACAAAATTTAATACCCATCCATTTGCAGCTCCAGAAGCTGTCACGTAAGTGATACTTCCAGTCGCGCCTTGTTCTATTTGATTTGATGATGCTCCTAATTGAATACTAGCTGTTGGGGTTATGGTTGGAGCTCCAGGATTTGTTTTGCTAAGAGTGCCTGCCAAAGATGCACTTTGTACAAGAATAGATCCATTCGCTGGATTACTTGCTGTTATTTGTAAAAGATAAGTGTGACTTCCAGAATCCAAAGTTTGATATGATAATGTAGTACCAACTCCTGTTTGGGCCAATAATACGCCACCTTCAAATATCGAAGCAGATATTAAAGTGTATCCTGCATTTGACCACGCAGCTGAAGCTGTGTAATCGTCCAATACTTTATTAAACCTATCAGTTATAAATGTAGAATTAAAAGAAAACGAAGATATAGAGTGAGTGGCTGGATTTCCAAATATAAATTTAAGTCTACCTGCGGTAAAGTCTACAGCAACGTCTGTAGAATAATCTAATACTTCTATTTGTGATAAAGATTGTAGACTACTAGTAACGTACTGTATATTAGATAAGTTTGCGTAACTTGAAGATAATGCATACGACGAGCTTATTGCTTGACTCGCAGTTCCAAATAAAGAAGCAGTAACTCCTTGAGTGGCTCTAATTGATCCTGTAACTACTAAGCTACCAGATATAATAGCCGAACCAGTGAATGGAAAATCAGAAGCACCTCCACCTCCACCGCCTGAACCAGTATTTACTGTTAATGCAAATGTAGAACCATTGCCTTTGGTAAAAGTTATAGTATTTGAGTTAACTGATGCTGTTACTATAGCATTGGGCGTAGTAGAAGCTGTAGCTGCAGTAGTTGCAAACGAAGCTGATGATATGCTTCCTAATAAGAAAGATGCTGTAGCTGCGTAAGAACTACTTAATGCTTGTAATGCATAAGATGCAGTTGCACTTCCACTAGACGATAATCTTTGTATAGATTCAGAAACGCCATTGCTCTGTTTAAAAAATATTACTCCATCTGTAGTATTTATGGCTAATTCACCTAATGCCAAATCTTGGACAGTGGGTTGAGTACCTACAGCAGAACTATTTTTTAATATTATTCTAATTGACATAATCTTAGCTAGTGTTACCTATAAATATACGGGTAACTATTTGTCAATTACTTATTATAAATTGACTACATTGTGCTTTTTATAGTGGATATAGATTCTTCTGTCTCTATAATTTCTATTTGTAATTTAGTTATAGTTTGCAAATCTCCAGTACTTTGAGCCAATCTCATAAGAACGTGTAAGTTTTGTAATTTTCTTTCTAACACAAGAATTATATCTCTAAGATTCATCTAATTTATATTTAACTATTAATAATATAACATAGTTCTCATTACCTCGGTAGATGTATGTTTTACAAACCATAAATATTTAAGACCGTCTGGACTTGTAAATATTTCCATCCTATTTCTTATTATTGCAGCACCATTTGCAAATGGCGCCAATCCTGCTCCATGTATCTGATTTGTATTAGTGTCTAAATAGTAAAATCTTAGTGTTGCATCTTTAGTAAAGTATATTCTATCTCCACCATCATAAGCGGTCATAGTACCAGTACTTAAAGTTTCTCCCAATGGACTTGCTGCTATAAATTCTACTTTATCAGTAGATACATCTATAAATTCCCAGTTATTTGTAGCGCCACCGCGAGGGATATATATCCTTCTTCCTCTAAGATCTAAATTTGTTGTATTTTGCACCCACTGCGCTTCAATACCAACGCTTCGAGTTGGTTGTTGCATAATAGCATAAGAAGAACTTAATAAGCCAGGGGCAGTTATAGTTCCGAAAGTTAATGTAGTATTTGTATTACTTGCAATAGTAGTTTCTTCTCCTATACCAGAACCAGCTAATATTTTTAAACGTCTACCAGCAAAGAAGTTTGTTACCCAACCACTTGAAGTGATAGCCGTAAGAGGCACACTTTGAGTATAATTTACTAAATAGCTTCCAGAATAGTCTGTTACAAGTGTACCCGAAGCATAGTTAACTATAAAAGTACCTGGGAATATTAAACTACCTGTTATTAACGAGCCTATACCAAGACTTCCACTAACTCCCACATTAGTTGTTACAGTGAGTAAGTTTCCTGATATAGAACCAGATCCAACAAAAAATGCGTTTGTGTCAGTTAGGGTTGTTGCTGTTGGCACACTACCAGTAGCAAAACCAGTATACATACTACCAATCATGTCGGTTTTGGTCAATATATAGCGAGTAACTCCATTTAGTGGCACAAGTGGTTGTGGCGCAGCAAATACAAGAGAGCTAGAAGTATTAGATACAATACGTGCACTTGCGCCCGTAGCAATACCATTTGTTGCTATCGTAGACACATTCATGTATAAATTATAACCTGCCCATTGATTTGTTCTCCAGTTCTTAGTAGTATCAACTAAAGTCGATAAACTTTGAGAAGAAGATCCAGATGCATTTGGTGTACCTGCCATAGTATATTGAAAAACACTCGCCGATGGTATACTCGTTATAGAAAATGTACCATTATAGTTGGCATGTGATATACCTCTAATAGTTATTGGTTGATTAAGTTTAAAAGAATGGCTAACTGCTGTTGTTATTGTAGCTGTTGTGCCAGACGCAGTCATAAATGATATTCCTATCGGTTTATTATTACCAAATTGTGCAGATGCATTTAAAGCTATACCGCTCTCTTCGTCTCTACCATACGACAGCAAATCATCAGTGAGATTTAAGAACGCAATGCTAGACTGACCCCCGATCGCAAAATATGTCTTATCAGGATCTGCTGTTATATTGTAAACTGATGAGCTATTATAAGAAAAAGAAGAAGATCCATACACTGTAATAGAGCTAGAATTACTCGAAGCTATTGGTAATAGAGTTCCAAATCCACTACCACTAACGATTCTAAGGGCATAGTTTTTCCATCTATTTAATGGCCAGTTTTTTGTACTATCTATCAATTGATTAAAAGAACCCGAAGTCGCTCTACCAGCATCAAATCCATCTATAAAATATTGAGATCCAGAATTTGGTGCCACTGACATTGTCTCATATGTTAATGAAGTTGCGGTGTTGGTTAATATTCTTGCTTGTTGACCTTCGCCCTGTCCACTCCATATTCTAACATAATAACTTCCACTTAAGCTACTACTTGCCCATTGATTTACATTCCAAGATTTGCTGGAATCTATTAAACTAGAAGTTGTTGAAGTCTGCGTCACTATACCTCTCTCCCAAACAGTCGCTTGATCTCCTGTACGCTCCAGTGATGCATCTGTACCTGCAGAGCGTATAAAATTAGTTAAAGATGTTCTAACATACCATGTATCACTAATTGCGTCATATTGTTGCACACTATAGTTAGAGGTAGCTTGTGAAGAGGCCAATACTATGGCTCCTCCTTCAATTTTAAAACGAGAAGAACTATCCGGCACAATTGACCATGGAAAATTAAGTGTAACGTTATTTGCTTCTATACTAACTATTGTCTGAACGCCTGCAGTAGCGGCAATAGCGGGAGAGAATACTGAAGGGATTGCAAAAGGCTCGTACGCTGCATACAATGTGGATCCAAAAATCAATTGATTAGCTGAATTTCCTATTATTCTTCTTACTTGAGTAGAACCAGCGCCTTGAATAACTCTCGCTTGATATCCTAACCACCTATTAACTCCCCAGTTTTTAGCTGTATCTGTTAATGTTATATCACCAAGCGTATTTGTAACTGTAGTGGCTATAGCGATATCTTCTACAATTGCATCAGATACGTCTAATATAGTTCTTCTTTGGCCGGCGCCTGTGCCAGAGACTATAGATACATCATAACCTACATAAGCTTTGCCAAAGTTAGCAGGTACATACAATGTATTATTAGTTGCTCCTAATACAAATCCCTCAATACCAGCAGACATTAAAAATCTCATTGTTGAAAAGGTTGTTGGAGGGATTGGTGGAGAAGCTAACTGTATGTATGTATCTGTCCATGTATCATACTTCCAAAAACTAGTAGCAGCATTTATATAGTATATATATCTACCAAAGTTTATATGCATCACAGGATTTAAAGCAGCACAAGAAGTAGATATCGCAGAACTGTTACCTCCTTGAGCTGCTCTTAATGGTTCCCATACTGGTAAATCTATTGCAAGTTTATTGTTATTAATTATGGCCATATTATTTATTTTATATTTTTATGATATATTACTTCTTAATCCTGTATTATACATTATTCTTTGGTTCATCATCTGAAAGTCGTTGTTTGTGTAACCACCAAGGTTACCAATTGAGTTTGTACCTACTGGTAAGGCGTTAGTTATAGCTGTTACAGCTGATACAGTACCTACAGTAGTAATTGTAGATAATGTTAAACCCGATGTTATAGAGTCTATAGTAATTCTCTGTCTTTGTAAAGAATCTACGTTAGAAGAAGCTTCTAAAGCTCTTAATATACGTCTCAATAAAAGTATTGAGTCATCTGTTGCAGCATTTTTTGGTACTTGGTTGTAAGCCATATTTTAATATATTATATATTGTGTGTTATTAGAACTTAAGTTTATTGCGTTAAATGGATTATCTATGTTTACTATTGTTCCATCATCTATCAAACTAAAATCTATTGCATATATAGTTGCTAAACCATCTATTAATTTTATTATATATTGATTTTTATTTCCTAAAGCTGTTGGTAATATAAAAGTATTTACCCCTTTTGAATTATAAATATATGTGTCTCCATTTCCAGAAGGAATTGATATTGTTTGGTTATTAACTTCTATTATATTTACAGAATTTCCTCCGCCTCCGCCACCTGTAACTGTAATAGGAAAAGTAGTTCCATCTCCTTTTGTAAAAGTAATAGTATTTGATGATATTGATGCTGTTACTAAAGCATTAGGAGTAAAAGACGCAGTAAAAGCTAAAGATGCTGTAGCGATGCTTCCCAATAAAAAAGAAGCAGTAAGCGCCAAACTACTAGTTTCAGCTTGACTTGCAGTACCAAATAAAGATCCAGTAATTCCTTGAGTTGCAATTATAGAACCTGTTACTATTAAGCTGCCAGATATAATAGCAGAACCAGTAAAAGGAAAATCAGAGATGCTTCCACCGCCACCACCGCCACTACCTGTATTTACTGTTAGTGGAAATGTAGTTCCATCTCCTTTAGTAAACGTAATGGTATTTAGATTAATTGAAGCCGTAATTATATTAGTTAATGCTATTGATGAAGTAACAGCGAAACTACTAGATATTGATTGACTTGACGTAATAGAGTATGTACCTATTGCTAAAAAAGAAGCAGTAGCTGCATTAGTTGCAATAGAAGCTGTTGCTACACTCATTGAACTCGTCTGAGATACTAGTAAGTACTGGGTAAGCATCGATGCTGTACTACTATTTAATACATAAGCAGGGGCAAAAGAAGCTGTTTGTGTAAAAGAAGAACTAATTGCTTGACTTGCAGTACCAAATAAAGATCCAGTATATCCCAAAGTCGAGATAATAGAACCTGTTACTACTAAGCTACCTGATATAATAGCTGATCCAGTAAATGGAAAAGTACTTCCACCTCCTCCACCACCACTACCTGTATTTACAGTAATTGGGAATGTGCTACCATCTCCTTTAGTAAATGTAATAGTATTAAAATTTACTGAAGCTGTTAAAATATTATTTAAAGCCAAAGATGCCGTTACAGTTCTAGATGAGCTGACAGCAAATGATGCACTAAGTGCTGTTGATGCAGTAACTGCGGCATTTATCCATACACTTCCACTTCTTACTAATCCTTGACCAGTTTCAGGACTTATTATTTTAACATCATGTAATTCATCTAATTCGAATCCATTGTCAATTCTAACATACATTGAACCATTATTCAATTGTACTCTTAATACTTGACCTAATCTTACTGCGTGTAGTGGAGCCTGTGGAGCTGAACCTGTCATTGATCCACTTGATGCTAAAAATAATAACTGTCCTGCTGTATAATTAGATGTATCTATACCTAACAACTTACCTTCTGTCATTACGTAACCAAAAGCTTGATCAGGTATATTTTCATTAGTTAATCCTAAAGTATTAGCTGAATTTGTATCGTCAGTCCAATCCGCTAAAGAAATATTAGCATTATCTCCTGTAGCTCCTGATATTCTAACAACTTTTCCTTTATCGATTTGTACTCCAGTTACATTCTTTACATAAATTAAAACGTCTTGAGCATTACGAGCACCATCAGCAAATGAAGCTGTTAAAGCATAAGATGAACTTATAGCATTTAAAATAGAACCGCTAAAAAAAGAAGCTGTTGCAGCAAATGAAGAAGAAACTGCATACGATGAACTTATAACATTTAAAGCCCAACTAGCAGTTCCAAATAAAGAACCTGTATATCCTTGGGTCGCTGTTATTGATCCTGTTACTACTAAGCTGCCCGAAATTATGGCAGACCCCGTAAAAGGAAAATCAGAAGCACCGGCGCCTCCAGAACCTGTGTTAACTGTAATAGGGAAAGTACTTCCATCCCCTTTAGTGAAAGTAATAGTGTTTTGAGATACGGACGCAGTTACTAAATTATTCAATGCTATTGATGCAGTAATTGCTCTAGAGGAACTTATAGCAAATGAAGCGCTTAGTACGCTCATCGAGCTCGTCTGTGAAGTTAACACGTATGGTGCTAACATTGAAGATGTACTACTATTCAATACGTAAGCCGGCGCAAAAGAAGCTGTTTGTGCAAAGCTACTTGAATTTGCTTGGCTTGCTGTAATTGCATATGTGCCTGATTGTAAAGTAGATGCAGTTGCGGCATTAGTAGCAAATGATGCACTTGCTACACTTCCCAATAAAAAAGAAGCAGTGAGAGCCAAACTACTAGATATTGCTTGACTAGCAGTGCCGAATACTGATCCAGTGATTCCATTTGTCACGGTCCAGCTTCCACTGACTACGCCAGAACCACTTATTATTATGGAACCTGATATTACTGGACTATATATTCTCATTTTTTATTTGTTGCGCTGTTTATAAATATCTTTTTGGTCTACTTCTTTACCACTATACTTCCAGAAAATAAAAATCCAATGTTTATAAATACTTGATTTGTATTTATCGACTGTATTTGGATCGGTATTATTTGCTCTCTATCAACTGCGTCATATATCTGAACTATGGGATACTCTTCATTTAAACTATGAGTGATAGTATATACGGTTGATCCAGATACCCCTATTTTGTAGAATGGAGTATTTGCCGCAAATGATGCAGATGTTGCAAAAGATGCTGATATAGCGGTGCCACTTCCCTTTGATACAATTGCGTAGCC